ATGATCGCGTTGGACAAGGCGGTTATCCTCTGCCCTGCCCACGCCCGGAAGTTCTCCCCCAAGCTGGCGCGTTACTGCGCGCACCCCGACAAGGGCTTGCGTCGGGTGATCGGTAACTGCGACGTGTGCAAGGAGTTTGGACTCTCGATGCTGTTCATCTGCGAGCGTGACGCCGTGGAGGAACGGAGGAAAGTGGAGAAGTTCAAACGCGCGCTCGAATACGGGCGGTTCGTTAGATAAAGGAGACTGAACGTGGAATATGCCTACAGCTTGAGCGGCGCAGCCGCACCAGTTCTGAAGCGCTACCAGGTCGCCGCGACCAACACGACGATCGGCCGCTACTACCTGAAGGCCGCCGACGGCGGCGTCGGCGTGGTGCTGGGCTCCACGACCGACGGCACCGATTTCGTCGGCGTCAACGTCGATGCCGCGGGGACCTTCGCCGCGGGCCAGAACGCCGACGGGTCGGACAACGCGAAGTACACCGCCCTCATCGTCAACCCGCTTGCGATTTACCGCGCGCGCCTCTCCGGTGGTGCCACCGACGGCACCGCGTTGACAGCGCGAACCGTGACCACGGCCACCACTGATGGCCTGGTCATCACCCACTCGGCGTTCGATGCGTCGAGCCCGGACATGGACGAGGGCGTGATCTGGGGCTACTTAGGTGCCAACGCCGGGGTCTACCGCAAGATCACCGCCACGAGCACCACTTCGACCACCGTGATCCTGGCGTTCCCGCGCGACGACGCGGTGGGCGACCAGTACCTCGTCGCGCCGATCTACCCGACGCGCTCGATCGTCGCGCAGACCACGACCAACAACACCGAGATCGACGCCACCGCGGCGATCGCGGGCGACGTTGAGCTGATCGTGACCGAGATGCTGCTCAATGATCTGGCGGGTAGTGGGCTGGCGCAGAGCTACGCCTACGTCCAGTTCGCCGACAACCTGTTCGGCGCCACGATCACGTAACCGCCAAGGCTAAAGGAGACAACTCATGGCAACCCCACATGTATCGACGAACTTTGGCGACTTGCTGGATCCGCGATTCCAGAAGATATTCCACGAGGAGAAGTCGCCGATTCCCTCGATGATCGGGGACATCTTCACGATGGTCCCGAGCAACGGGCGCAACAACATGACGTGGAGCGAGGTTGGCACGCTCCCCGACATCGAGGAGTTCACGGGCACCGTCAACTACTCGTCCTCGACCCAGGGCTACGACGTGACCATGACCCCGGTCGAGTTCGCGGGAGGTTTTCAGGTTCAACGTAAGCTCTTCGACGACGAGCAGTATCACATCATGGACGAGAAGCCGAAGTCGTTGAGATCCTCGGTCGACCGGACGCGCGAGAAGCACGCGTTCCGGCTCTTCAACAACGCGTTCTCGGTCGACTCCTACTTCTACGCGCACTCGGAGAACGTCGCGTTGTGCTCGAACTCGCACACCACGACCTCGGGGGCGTCGACCGCGAGTGGCTTCGACAACCTGACCACCGCCTCATTGACCGCCGTGGCGGTTGCCTCGGCGCGCATCGCGATGGTCGGATTCCGGGGCGACCAGGCCGAGAGGATCGACGTCACGCCCGACGAGCTGTGGTATCCGCCCGACCTCTACGAGGTGGGTTACGAGATCATCGCGGCGGCGGGAAAGGTCGACACCGCGAACAACAACCCGAACGTCCACAAGGGCAAGTACACCGGCTACGAGTGCCGCTACTTCACCGACGCGAACAACTGGTTCATGTGCGACGGTCGCATGCGCAAGATGTACGTGTTCTGGTCGGACCGCATCTCGCCCGAGTTCGCGATGATCGAGGACTTCGACACCCTGATCGCGAAGTGGCGCACCTACGGGCGTTGGGCGAACACCTACACCAACTGGCGTTGGGTGAACGGTGCCAGCGTCTCCTGATGCCGTGGGTCTCTTCGGACGCACCATCGCACACTCGACAAGCAAACACGAAGAGCAAGCGCAAGCGGTGGTCGGCGGTGGCGAACGAAGTTCTCGCGCGAACGGGCGATGAGGGCCGCGCGGTGCGGTCGGCGAACGCTGCGGTGAAGAAGCGCAAGCGCAGGAAACGGAGGTACTGAACGTGCCGAACAAGCGATGGAACTCGATGCACGGCCCCGACGACAAGAGCGGGGGCGGGGCGTCGAACGCCGCCAAGGGATCGAAGTCTTTGAGTGGATCGGAGAAGGTGGCCAACTGGCCGGGACTGCCTGGGAAAACTCAGGGTAAGGCGAGGAACGCTGGACAGCCCAAGAAGGGCTGGAAGGGCACTTTCTACGTGAAGTCCGAGGGATTGTGAGCCTAATCCTGACCAGGGGCCGCGCTGGCGGACGGGCATGGGCTAAATCGTGGCGAAGGAGTGACTGATGGGCTACATCACCAAGTTCGGATCGTTCTGGGGCCTGATCCCTCAAACCAGCGGGCGCGTGTTTTGGGTCGCGCCAGCCGACAGCTACACCGTCGAGGGTCGCACCTATACCTCTTCCGACGGCAACGACGGGCTCTCCCCGGAGCGCGCCTTCAGGACTGTTGATTTTGCCGTCGGGCAATGCACCGCGAACGTGGCCGATGTGATCGTCTTGCTCAACGGCGGGCACTCGGTTAGCGCGACGATCGCCGTGGATGTGGCCGGGATCACCATCACCGGACTCCCGGGGAGCGCGGCGGTCCCAGGCTCGCACATGTCCTCTGGGGGTAACCGGAACCAGTCCCGGATCACGTCTACCGAGACGGCCGGGATCATCTTCACGGTCTCCGCGGCCGACGTCGAGATCGCGTGGCTGCACCTGAACCCGATCGCGGCCGGCTCTGGGATCAGCGCCTCGAACGCGGCCGACTTCCTCTACGTCCACGACTGCACGTTCGCGATGGATACGGCCGAGGGAACAGCGACCTTTGGCATCACGTTCCCGCTGGGAACGGGGACGACGACGACCAATGACAACTCCGTCGTGCGGAACTGTTACTTCATCTCAACGGGCAACCAAGGCCCGGCGATCCGCGCGGCCGGGACTGTGATCGGCATGAGCGTCGAGCACTCGACCTTCGAGCTGCGCGGCGTGACGGTGTGGGACGACGTGATCGAGGTGTTGCTGGCGGGCTCGGTCCAGTGGAAGTTCAGGGACCTCGACTTCTTCACCCCATCATTTGTGACGACCGTCATGACGGATTGCATCGACATGACCGGGGTCACGGGCGACGGAGCAACCGCGGCGTATCGCTGCTACTTTCCGCAGGGTTCTGATCCCTTCGAGGCCTCGGCTACCATCGACATCATGGTCGCGGAGTGCTACTTGGCGACCTCGACCGCTGGCGCGATCACGGGTAGCGCGTAAACCGCGTCTCTGCCGGCCAGGTTCATCTGCCGGTTAACCATAGGAAGGCGCTGTGATCCACCTGACGGACACCGGATACCCGCCCGGCACCATCATCCTGGCGGCCGGGGTGCAGCCTCGATACTACGAGTTCCACCTCTCGCTCGACGCGGTGAAGGCCCCGGTCGGGACGAAGCTCCACATCGAGCGAAGTTGCGACATCACGCAGAACTTCAACGGCGGCATCAAGCGCATGACCGGCGAGTGGGCGTGGTTCCTCGCCGATGATCACTCGTTCGAGCCCGACATCTTGCTGCGCTTCCTGAAGTTCGACGTTGACGTGGTGGTGCCGATCTCGCCCTCCAAAGTCGCGCCCTGGATGCCGTGCATGATGCACGGGCCGAGCGACACCGATGAGGGGTTCTGGCAAGAGAATATGCTGCTCTACGACTGGGACGAGCTCTCCGGCGAGGGTCTGTTGGCGCTCCCCAAGGGTGACTTCATCGGCCAGGCGGGGATGCTGGTCAAGAAGTCGGTGCTCGACCGGATTAAGTATCCGTGGTTCAAGGCGGGGCAGTTCGATCCCGGCAGGCTCCAGGAGGACATGATGTTCTGCCGCGAGCTGCAGCAGCTCGGCTACACCGTCTGGGTGGATCAGGAGACGATCTTCGACCATCACTTCATCATCGGCGTGACGGCTCGGAAGCACAAGGGGAAGTGGGTCCCCGCGCTGAAGTCGAGCAACCGCCACATCATCGTGTTGCCGGACGCCAAGCCGATCTACAACGCAGCCGTTCCCCCGAGAGAGGGGCGTCCGGCGACGAAGTGGCACCGTCTGCCGAACGAGGCCGACTACATCAAGAGCGTGGAGGCGGCGGCATGAACCTGACCTTTATTCATGATTCGGTCATTTTGGGCCACGGAACGGTGATTTGGCAGCTCGCCTCGATCTGCGAGCACACCATCATCGGCGAGAATTGCGTGGTCGGGACGAGCGTCTGGATCGGAAAGAATTGCCGCATCGGAGACCGGGTGCGCATCCAGACCGGGGCGTTCATCCCGAACCGGACGGTGATCGAGGACGACGTGTTCATCGGCCCGCTTGTCGTCTTGACCGACGATAAGCATCCGAGGGCGGGAAACCATGACTACGAGGCTTTACCGCCGACGATCCGGCGCGGAGCCTCGATCGGCGCCGGCGCGGTGATCCTGCCTGGGGTCGTCGTTGGTGAACACGCGATGGTCGCCGCGGGCGCGGTGGTGACGCGCGACGTGATGAACGATGGGCTGGCGATCGGGATGCCGGCGAAGATGAGAGCTGCTTAAAGGAGACGCGATGGAGACGCAGGGCGGTTTCAGCACCAAGCCGTTGCTCAGACCCGAGCAGGCGCAGAACGCGAAGGACGAGATCAAGAGCTTGGAGGCGAAGCTCGCCAACAAATACATCGAGGACAAGGCCGAGGTCCAGCGCCAGCTCCGACGCGCGCGCAAGGACTTCGAGAGCCAGTTGCCGCGCCCGCCCGTCGATGGCGACGAGGAGGGCCGGATGGTGCGGCGCTCGAAGCAGCTGCTCGCTCAGATCACCGAGGGGATGCCCTCGATGGAGGAGATGCGCAAGGCTCCTCCGGGGGCGGTCGACAAGCATCGCGCGTGGGAGTCGCGTAACAAGCCGCGCATCATGGAGTGGAAGCACATCATGCTGCGGCTGACGGCGGGCTCAGACGACCGCGACGCGGCGAACTTGGAGAAGCACCGGCCGCGGGCCTCGACCTTGAGCATGGACAACGCGTTCATCCCGGGCAAGCAGATTCACCTGCCGGAGTCCGCCGACGGCCTTGGGGTGACGTTCAGCGATGAACAACTCGCCGCGCTGCGCCGCCTCGATCCGGAACTCACCGATCGCATCGGATCGCTCACCAACAGCCAACGCGGAGCGGTGAAGGAGATCGTCGGTGGCATCGGACTTGCCCCGGACCCGGTCGCCAGCGCCGCCGGGAAGCTCGGCGTGGAGAAGCAACTCGCCGGCAAGAAAGGGCGTAAGCCGATGACCCCGGAACGCCTGAAGGTGCTCAGCGATCAGTTGACAAAGGCCCGCGCCGCCGCGAAGGCGAAGCGCGAGGCGAAATCAGAGAAGGAGTGAGGAGGCACTTTGGCATTTCCCTTCATCTTTCACGCGAATTTCCAAGCCGGCACCAACGCGGAGTGGGATTCGGAGACCGACACCGGTAGCCTGCTCGATTTCCCGCACTACAGTACGCTTGCGCGCATCCCGGAGATGCCGGCGCCGTACTCCGGCGCCTACTGCATGCGCGTGAGCATGAGCGACACCAATGATCACACGCTGATCGAGGGCGACATCGACATCGCCGATACTGTCACGCGGTATTCTGCGTTCATGCTTTGGATCGGGACGGATGTTTTAGCGAGCGCGGACGACATCTGGAACATCTACGAGGTGCAGGGCACCGCGAACGCGGTCGAGAACGCCGTCGGTTTAAGGATTACCGCCACCACCGATGCGGTCGAGATCGGCGTCGGTCAGGTCGCGCCCACCGCGTTCGCCGGTATAGCCAAGGGGTTATGGCATCACATCGAGTTGGTCTCGGTGATCCAGACCGGAGGCACCGGGACGGCGACCCTCTGGCTGAACGGGGCGAGTGTCGCGTCCGTCGCCACGTTGATCAACACGGCGGTGTTGCGCGGTGTTCTTGGAACGCAGAACACGCTTTCCACAACCACCGGGACGCTGCTCTTCGCGGAGTTCAAGTTCGACGACCTTCAACTCTTTCCGCCGAACGAGCGCTGGCCGATCGTCAAGCGCGTCACCAAAACCACGCACGCCTTTGTGGGACCAGGCGCGATCGACTCGGCGACCATCCTCTCGGTGAATGGAACGATGGACGTCTATGACACGGACACGGCGAACATCAACGACCTGCAGGCGCGGAAGATCGAGCTTGCCACTGGGGGCAACTTCGTGAGTCACGACACCGTCACGTGGTTCGAGCGCGGCTGCTACGTGGTGCTAGCCGGAACGAATCCGTATGGTGAGGTCAGGCTTTCTCGTAAATCCGGGGTCGATCACGGCCCAACCGCCTACTTCAGCGACGGCGCGGTTCGTCTCTACGGCTCCAAGCGAGTCGACCGGCCGCAGAACGTGTAGCCGAGGTTCGCATGAGCGCGACCAGTCAGCTCACGGACTTCTCGGACCTCTACACCGACCTTCAGAACCGGGTTCGGATTCAGACGGGGGTCACGGCCAGCGAGAATCAGGCCAAGCGGTACGTCAACATCGCGTTGCACGACATGCACGTCGGCTTCGACTACCGCTTTCCGTGGGCCGAACGCAACGCCCGGCTGATCGTCCGCGCGAGCTACACGACCGGGACGGTCTCCATCAGCAAGGGCTCGACGACGTTGACCGGCGTGAGCACGGCGTGGACGACGATCGACGTCTTCTCCATCGCTAACGCCCGCGCTAACGGCAAGGTCTTGATCAGCGGGAGCCGGGTTCCCTACGTCGTCACGAGCGTTGATGGCGCGACGACCATCACGCTCTCCAGTCGGTTCACCGAGGCCGATGTTGCGGCCGGATCGTCCTACACCTACTTCGAGGACGAGTACGCGCTGGCGTCTGACTTCCTGCGGTCCGTGGACGCGCAGACGTTCTCCGACGAGGCGAATATCGACCTCATCGGGCGCACCGAGTTCCGGCGTCGCTACCCGAACAACGTGGCGTTGGGCCGGTCAGCCATCGCGTCGATCGTGGACGCGGCGCCCTCGGGTAGCACGACCCCGATCCGCAGGGTGAAGCTCCACCCGCCGTCCTCGACCGCGATGACCATCCCGTACGCATACGTCACCTCAAACTTGGCGGTGAGCTCCGCGGGGGTGGCGGCCTCCAGCCTCTCGGCGGCGACGGACGAGCCGATCGTCCCGCTGCGCTACCGGCACGTCATCGTGCTCCATGCGCTCTACAACTGGTATCGGGACAAGAAGGACGACGCTCGCAGCAACGAGGCGAAGGGCGAATACACGGACCTGATGCTTCGCATCGGGGCGGATTACGAGGTGGGGGCGAACCGACCGCAGGTGCGTCCGCGCTTGGGCCACTACGCGACGCGGGCGCGCAGGCCGTACAGCGGAGCTGGGGCACGCTACGACGACCGCGGGAAATTTGACCGGATGGAGTGATGGACTCATTCTCTGAGATGCGGCGCGTGGCGCGGAGCACGATCGTCGAGGCGTTCAATCTCTCGGTGGCGACCGACGCCAATCTCATCTTTCAACCGCCGACCTACACGGTGGCTGGGCTTCCGAGCGCGGCGACTTATCCTCGTGGAATCGTTTACGTCAGCAACGAAGCTGGAGGTAGTGTCCTCGCCTATTCGGATTCCACCAACTGGCGGCGCGTGACCGATCGCGCCGTCGTGAGTTAGGCGATGTTCAACAAGACGCAAACCTTGAGACATTACTTCGGCGGGGGCTGGGCGACCGACTTCGGCCCGACGGTCGATGTCTCGCCAGACCAAACGGGCAAGGTCGTGATCCCGTTTCTCTTGACCGCGCAGGATTGCCTCTACGATCTGAACGGCGGACCGCACGAGATCGGTGGGGCGTCGAGGGTCAACAGCTCCGCGGTCGCCTCGGGCGCCGTGGTGACCGGGGTCTACGACTACTGGCGTCAGAGCACCGCGGGCTCGCCCACCCGCCGACGCGTGCTTCACGCCGGCACGGTGGCGTTGGCCGACACCGATGATGCGAGCTTCACGACCACCATCGGCTCTGGCCTGGAGAGCGGGAAGATCCCGTCATACTTCACGTTCGACGACTTGTTGATCTTCTCCTCGGACTCTACGACCGACGTGCCGCGCTCCTGGGACCAGACCACCGCCCAGAGTCTCGCCGGGAGCCCTCCCCGTTTCTCGTTCGGCGTCTCGCACAAGAACCGCGCGTGGGTCGCTGGCGTTTACACGCTGCCCTCGCGGCTCTACTACTCGGCGAACGTGGACCCCGAGGACTGGACCGGTGCTGGGTCGGGCTCGATCGACATCGACCCTAACGACGGGGACATGATCACCGGACTCGTGAGCCACAAGGACGAGCTGTGGGTGTTCAAGGGCCCGAACAAGGGCTCGATCCACCGCATCACGGGAAGCTCTCCCACCGGATCGGACGCGTTCGCGCGCAAGAACTTCGTCAAGGGCATTGGCGCGTCGTGGCACAACGCCATTTTCCCGTTCGGCGACGACATCGGGTTCGTCTCGCAGTTCGGGAGCATCCACAGCCTCTCGGCCACGGCGGCGTACGGAGATTTCTTCGAGGCCGCGCTCTCGCGCCCGATCAACCGCTGGATCTTCGAGCACCTGAACTACAACCGGCTCCGGAACATCTCGGCCATCGCCGA